AGAAAATATTTTTGTAAAATCATATTAGAATTCAAAAACATAATGCTGATTACCCAGAAAAACATAGTTATCTTAAAGGTCACAATCGTTTTTCTGATCTAACCCCGAAAGAATTTGCAAAATTACATACAATGAATTTAAAATAAATTAAATCAAATATGAGATATACAAAATAATTTTCTAACAAATTTTAAAAAGTTAAATTTTAAACAGATAATTTACCTGATTCAAAAGATTGGAGAATAGGCAATTATGTTAGCCCAATTTAAGATTAAGGAATGTGTGGAAGTTGTTGGACATTTGCCACATTGTCTGCATTTGAAACTGCTGTAGCAATTCAAAATGGAATTGATGTTCCTAAATTTTCTGAATAATAATTAATTGATTGTGTTATAAAAGGAGAACCTCTTCCTTAGGGTTGTAATGGTTTTTTTACTTAATATGCATTTTAATGGTTATAAAATACTGGAGCATAATTAAAATCTGAATATCCTTATTCGACTAATAATTATTTAATGAAAGAAGGTCAACAGCCAATTTAAAAATGTAAAAGTAAAAATTGGCAATCAAATTATAAGGTTTCTAAAGTTAACAAAGTAATTAAAAATAGTTCTCTGTAATTGAAAGCTGCTCTTTAAATAAATTCAGTTTCTATCGCGATAGAATGCGCTGAATTACTTTAAAGTTATAAAAGTGGTATCTTTAGTGGAAATTGCCCAGTCGGAAGTCCTAATGGACATGCGATTGTTGTTGTTGGATACGGTGTCGATAATTCAATGTCTGAAGGTAATAGAAATTATTGGATTGTTAGAAACTCATGGGGTAATAAATGGGGAATGCAAGGATATTTTAATATTCTTGATACTTTAACTGAAAAAGAAGCAGATGATTTGATTAATGAGCTTCTAGAATCAGGTGATCTTACAGAAGAGCAGTTGGAAGAACTTAACTCAGAGTATACAGAAGAGGAAGATATGAACGAAGCAGCAATTGATACACTTAAGCCAGGTGGTGCACCCGGCGAAACCAAGGCGCAAACACTTGATACCTTTGTTCAGCTTCTTGCTCAGCTTGGTAAAGAAGATCTTTCAGATCTTTTCAATCAGGTTCAAGCACAGTATGGCCCAGGACAAGCTCCAGGCGCAGTTGATAACTCGCAGAACAATGCAGCTACAGTTGCAATGAAGCCTTCTGCTGCAGTCGGAACCGGCGCTTGGAAGGAAGATCTTGATAATCTTTTCATTGGCGACGATCTTACTGAAGAACTTAAAGAAAAGACTCAGGTTGTTTTTGAAGCAGCCGTCAATACTCGTGCATCATTAGTTGAAGCAAGACTTGAAGAGCAGTTCGAAGAAGCAGTTGAAGCACTTGAAGAAGAATATAACGAAAAGCTTCAAGAGCAAGCAAATGAAATCTTTGAATCAGTAACAGATAAGCTTGATCAGTATCTTGATTATGTTATCGAAAAGTGGATGACTGAAAATGAAATCGCAGTTGAATCTGGCATTCGTGTTCAGATCGCTGAAGACTTCATGGATAGCCTACATAATGTATTCACAGAGCATTACATCACAATCCCTGAATCAAAACTCGACATCGTTGCAGATCTTAAGGAACAAGTTGAAGAACTTAGTGAAAAGCTCAATACGGTTCTTGATGAAAAGATTCATCTTGAATCAGTCAATAAAGAATTCACGAAGTCTCAAATTATTGAAGATCTTTCGGAAGACCTTGCAGAAACACAGGTTGATAAACTTTCAACCCTTGCCGAAGGTCTCGAGTACACAAATCCAGATAACTTTAAGAGAAAGGTTTCTATTCTCAAGGAGCGTTATTTTGGTACATTATCAAAAACAACCGGTCTAATCACTGAAGTAATTGATGGTACAGTAGATGAAGAAAGCGCTACTACTGGATTTACTACGCCAGAAATGCGAGCATATGCTCAAGCAATTTCTAAATCTGTAAAATAATAAATAATATTAAGTCAAAAGACTTAACATATTAATACCAAGGAGAAGAAACAAATGTCTTATCTATCTGAAGAAATTCAAAATAAGTGGAAGCCTATTCTTGAACACGAAGAACTTGCACCAATCAAGGACGTGCACAAGAGAGCAGTTACTGCTCAGCTTCTAGAAAACACCGAAGCAGCAACTCGCGAAGCACGTGCATCAATGCATGGTAGCTTCCTTGGAGAAGCTTCACCTGTCAACTCAATGGGCACATCAAGTGCTGGTACTGGCAACGTCGATACATTCGATCCAGTTCTTATCTCACTTGTTCGCCGTGCAATGCCTAACCTTATTGCTTACGACGTTTGCGGCGTTCAGCCAATGACCGGTCCAACCGGTCTTATCTTCGCAATGCGTGCACGTTACACTGCGCAAGATGGTACAGAAAGTTTCTACAACGAAGCAAACACTGGTTTCTCATCACGTGGTGGTTCGAATACTGCTGCAACTGATGCAGGCTACGCTTCAGCAACTGCTGCTGGTGGTGCTGCTAGTAACATAACCAACTCAGCTATCGGCACAGCAAACAACGCTGGCGGTGGTACATACAACTTCGCTGGTGGACTTGCAACAACTGTTGCTGAAGGTCTTGGTTCGTCAAACACTACGCTTTTCCCAGAAATGGCGTTCAGCATTGAAAAGGTTTCGGTTACTGCAAAGAGCCGTGCACTTAAGGCTGAATATTCGCTTGAACTCGCTCAGGATCTTAAGGCAATTCACGGCCTTGATGCTGAAACAGAACTTAGCAACATTCTTTCTTCGGAAATTCTTGCTGAAATCAACCGCGAAGTTATCCGTACTCTTATCGTAACAGCTGTACGTGGTGCTTCTGAAGGTACAACAACTCAGGGTATCTTCGATCTTGACACCGATTCAAACGGTCGTTGGTCAGTTGAAAAGTTCAAGGGTCTTATGTTCCAGGTTGAGCGCGAAGCTAACGCAATCGCTAAGGCAACCAGACGTGGTAAGGGTAATATCATTATCTGCTCGTCAGACGTTGCTTCGGCACTTCAGATGGCTGGTGTTCTTGATTACGCTCCTGCTCTTAACAGCAACAACCTTCAAGTAGACGACACAGGCAACACTTTTGCTGGTGTTCTTAACGGTCGCCTTCGTGTTTACATCGATCCATATGCTGGTTCGAACTACATGGTCGTAGGTTACAAGGGTGCTAGCGCATTCGACGCTGGTCTCTTCTACTGCCCATATGTTCCACTTCAAATGGTTCGTGCGGTTGATCCTAATACATTCCAACCAAAGATTGGTTTCAAGACTCGTTACGGAATGGTTGCTAACCCATTCGCTGAAGGTACCACTGCTGGTGTTGGTGCAATCACTCAGGATTCGAACGTCTACTATCGTAGACTTCTTGTTTCGAACTTGATGTAATCTAAACTTTAGAGTTTAAACTCTATATCTAATAAGAATAACTCCG